GCGCAGCCTGCATGTCACGGTCCGCCTGGTCCTGCCGCCTCTTGGCTTCCTCCCTCTCGTGATGCGCCCTGTTACCACCACCAGTGCACATGAGTCAGTCCTCCATTTGTTGTTCAAGATAGACGGCCCGCAGCATGCGAACCACCATGCGTGATCCGGCATACAGCCAGATTTCTCTGTCTGATGCCGTGACCTCTGGGCATTTTTCAGGGTAAAGCTCCTCCAATTTATTCACCAAAATCTCGTCGATGGGCGGAAAGAGGTCGTCATTCATTGGTTTTCATTGCAGGGTCGCAGTCCGGTTCCCACAGTTGGACAGTGCCAGAGCTGAAGTCATAGTCGCCGTACCGCAGGATTCTGGCCATACGTGCGTTGAACAATGCATCTTGAAACGTAAGGCCTGCTTTGCGGTAGGCGGCCACCACCTTGCCCCACATCTCAGGCAAGCTGTCGGTGTCACCCAAGATCTTGGCTGCACTGACTGGGCCTACCCCCTTAAGACCGGAGTAGTTGTCTGACGAGTCACCAGTCAACACCTGCAACATCCAAGCTCGGTCAGCCTGCGCTTTGGTGACAGTCTCTACCTCGTCTTTGGCTAGCAGTTCGCAGGGGACTGTGCGCATGTCCTTGTCGATGGACACGATGATCGGGTTCTTGTACGTGGCACCTGTTGCAAACAGGCCCAGCAGGTCGTCAGCCTCCAGGCCCCGTATGGTTTTGCTTTCGTAGTTGTCTTGCGTCCAGTGGCGTATCTCCCGCATCCCCAGGGGCTTGCGCTTGCCAATGCGGTTGGCCTTGTAGGCGTCGTTGATTTCGTGGCGAAACGTCGGGTAGTCGGAAAAGCACATCACGATGTCGTTGTCCTCAGTGACGTCTTGCCAGTAGGCCAGCTTCATCGAGATGTAATCCTTTACGTCAGCCTGCTCAAGATGCAGGGTGTTAATCCATTCATCCCAGCGGGTGTCGCACTCGCACGCAGAGCACGCGGCATGAACCAGCCAGTCGGCGTCAATTAGGAGGGTCATTGAAAAAGAATGTTGCGGTGGTCTTTGGCTAGGCGCAGGCTGCGCGTGCCATCAGGCTCACGGCAGTGCACCACAGCGTCAGGCGGGAGGACCACCTCCACCGTGTACCAGCCATGACCACATACCTTGCACTTCCTGCGACGCATCACCTTGTCGGCTTCAACCTGCCGGGTGAACACCGTGCGATAAACCAAGGATGAGCACTCAGGGCAGATCATGTGCCGAAGTAGGTAGACATGGGAACAATGAGGCGACCGGTGTCCTGGTCGTACAACAGCTTGTCAACCAGGCCGGTCTGACCACTGAACCGGTTTTTAAGTACACGCAGCTGCAGCTCGTTGCGCTCTGCTGCATCGCCCTGCTGATTCCTTTCGGCGCCTACTACTAGGTCACTGAGCTGGGCTATGGCGTGGCTGCCCCGTAGCTGAGACAGGGAAGTCTGTGCACCTTCCTCGTGGCCGCGGCCTTCCGGGCGCTTGAGGTGGGACACCAGGATTAACCCAACACCGGTCTGCTCTACCAGCTGACGCAGCTTGGTGCAGGTCACGTCGATGGCACGGCGTTCGTCTAGGTCAGCAAGCCCACTGATCACAATGGTGAGGTGGTCAAGCACCACCATGTCGGCACCCTCACCGTCAGCCAGGTAGCGGATCTTATTGATTAGGTGCTCTGGATCCATGGACCCGAAGTGGTCGTACAGAAAGCACCGGCCTGTGCCGAACACCCGGTCAAAGCCATCACGGATTTCCTCCTCGGTGGCAAGGGAGGGGTCAAGGTGGATTGGCTTGCCCAGCTCAACACCAACAATCCCTTGCATGGTGCGTTGGATTGACTCCTCAAGGGCGATGTACCCCACTTTCATGCCGTTGCGCAGGAAGTGGTGGGCGATGTGCCTGCAGATAGATGACTTACCAATCCCGGATCCGGCAGTCAGCGTCACCATCTCGCCCTTGCGAAACCCGTGGCACATGCGGTCCAGCTGTGGCCAGGGGTAGTTGCACACCGCTGCACTGCCCGGGCGAATCAGCTCCTCCCACAGCTCGTTGGCGTTGACGATGCCATCAGGCCTAGACGGTGTGGCCTTCCACAGCAGGTCACGGAGCTTGTCTCCTTCACCTGCCTGCAGCATTTCATTGGCGTCCTTCCTGGGCAGATGACAGATCGCCACCTTGCCAAGGGGCAGCACAGTCAATGCATCCTCTGCGGCTTGGCGACCTGGCTCGTCGTTGTCAAAGCACAGCACGATGCGGCTGAACTGCGACAGCCATGCGGCGTTAGCGGCCAGGTACTTCTTGGCTGACTGCGCACCGTTAGGCAGGGACACGACTGGGTACTTGTTGCCTTGGCACTGGCTGACCGACATGCAGTCGATCTCGCCCTCGGTGACGGTGACAAACAAGCCGCTGCCACCGCCGTGGCCTTGGCGCCACAGGTGCTGGCCCCACAGTTGCATGTTGCTGCAGTCACCCAGCCACCTGAACTTCTTGTCGGGGTAGCGCAGGTGCTGCGCAGCAACGCCACCCTTTTGGTTGCGGTACTCAGCTACCTGGACGGTGGTGCCTTGGTGCTGTGAGTAGCCGTAGTTGAACAGCTTGCAGGTCTCAAGGCTTATGCCCCGTTTTTCGAGGGGCCGATGCGTCAGAAACTCAAGCAGTGGTGTTGGCGGTGGCGCCATTGGCTTGATGCGTGGTGGTGGCTGGTCTTTGCGTGGTTGTTCCTGGTAGCCGCAGCCAAAGCAATGGCCGTGGCCGTCGTCGTACCGAGCAAAGTTGTCTTTGCTGTTGCACTGCGGGCAGGGCTCATGTCTCAGGAACTTGGACGGCATTGCTGTACCAGGTGGTGGGTATATGGCCTTCGCACCAAAGGAACCCATGCCGCTCTGCCCACTGCCAGTAGGTCAGCGCCCGCGGAGCACGGGACAATTTCACGCATGGGTTTTGGAAACACAGGCGGATGTCCAGCTCCGGGTACTGCGCCTTAACGGCGAGCATCTTGCGGCGATCCTCATTAGGGAAGTGCCCTTTGGTTTCAACCAGTACCCCGTTTGGCAGGCAAAAGTCTGGGGTGTAGGTGGCCTCAATCCTGTAGGGCAGGGCCTGCTTTTCGTAGTTAAACTGCAGGCCCCGCTTGTTTAGTGACGCAGCTACAGCTGCTTCAAATTTGCTGCGGTACTCAGAAGTCCGCCTCGTCTGCGGGGATGCTGGTGGCTGAATCCCAGGGGACCTTCTCCCCCGCCGCCGTTGGGGTCCAGCCACTTTGCTCTGCAAACCCGAAGCTCTCGGCACTGCCGCCACCCTCCACGAGGTCAATAATCTGTACAGCCCGCAGTCTGAGCGTGATGCCAGCGCCAATGGCTGATTGGTAAAACGGGCAGGCGTCAAAGGAGATGCGGCCCAGGGTGCCGGACCACATGTTCTTTAGGCCCTCGCGGTCCCTGATGGCACCACCCTTGGCGTCAAACAAAGCAGGCGCTGCGGACCAAGCGCGACCGTCACGGTCAATGCCCTTGGCTTTCATCTTCGACTTGACTACGAAGTAGGGCTTGCCGTCGATGTCCTCAAACCCATAGGGCAAGTCAGCCAGCTTGAACTTTTGCGTTGGGGCTTGCGCTTTCAGCGATTCCTTGTGGCGCACCAGCAGCTCGTCCAGCTGCGTAGCCAAAGCTTCAGCGTCAGGTGCGTCGATCAGACCAGTGATCTTGTACGCACCTTCAGGATTGAACTTGGTTTCGGGTTCGATCAGCTTTGGGTATTGGAACTTGCAGACCGGTGTAGTGACGCGGATTTTGTCAATGAAATTGAAGTTGCTCATGTGATGAAGTAATTGGCGTTGCGGACGTGGTTGACGTCCAGCTCGCCCAGCTTGGGGCGGGCTGGCAGTTTCTGTTTTAGCGCCGTTGGCAGCTGATGCAGAAGTTCATCTGTGATCAGGGTGAACCAATCCTTGCTGTACAAGTCAGCAAAGGAGTTGCGGACGCAGTTGCGCACAGTGTCCATCTCGGCGGGGCTCGTTGCGAAGCAGTCATGGATGCCTCCTAGGTTGCGGACACCGTGGGCAAAGGCGTCGATGGTGGCGAACGCCATGTGGCTAGCGTCTAAAGAGTGAATCACGTTGGGACTAAGCCCGTTACCCATCCGCTTGGAGTTCAATCCCTTTGGGATGTGGTGCGTGAGCAAGTCCATCGGCACAGAACTCAGGTGATACAGCCTGATGCGGGTGCCGGTGTAGTCCATGTAGCGGTGGCCGACACGCAGCCCTGATGGCGACGTCCAGTGCAGGTCAATGTTGGCGTCACCAGCCATCTTCCCCAGGCGCTTAAGCCAGGTCATGGCCTCCTTGGCAGGGGCGATCAGGTGGCTGGTTTCCCGGTACAGGATCGTGGCCATGTAGTGCATGGCTGCAATGGCACCTTTCTTGAACCGCCAACCGTCACTGCCGTACAGCTCAAGGGTTCGCTCAAGCGACCAGGCCTGGCAGAAATAGAACACCGCCTGTCTGGTAGCCGAGTAGGGCAGGGTCATCACAATGGGCTTGGCCAGCGTGCGGTCAGGCTGTAGTTGCAACCAGCCCTGTGCATGCAGGTCACCAGCTGCAGCGTCGTTGCGGAGGATCTCCAGCACTCGTGCCAGCACAGCGGTGTAGATGTCTTGCGGTGCATCGCTGGGCATCAGGTTGACCATCGGCGCCATTGCATCGCTGCGGAGCAGGGCGGCGTAGTGCTGTATGCCAGAGCAGGTGCAGTCCAGTACCACCGGCAGGTGTCCGACGTAGCCCAGGCCATGGGCTTGGAACTGCTGGTACTCCCGGCAAAAGGCAAGGAACTGCCACGGATCTGATGCCTTGGTCCACCAGTCAGCCATGGCCCAGGGGTCACGGCCTGTGCTTTCAATCTGCTGGCGGTGCTGATGCACCCAGTCCAGCCGGGCTTGCCAGGTCAGCTTGCTGTGTCCAAAGGCGTTGGCCCCGTGCACCCGTAGCCAATCAGCCTGGGCCTCGCTTTCAATGGGCCTGCCGTTGGCAAATAACAACAGGCTGCGGGCGATGTCGTTGCCTTGGGGGTTGATGAACGGTGGCCGGTAGTAGTACCTGCCCCTGAAGTCCAGCTGCATGGGGAAGTACA